GTCAAAGTAAACAATGCCGAAACCGAATGGGCTAGTGGAACACATAGACAGATAGAGAATTATCTGCGTGAGTTTAATTGGGCTAATAGTTTAGTGTTAGCTCACAATACCATGTTTGATGGTGCGATACTGTCTTGGCAATTTGATATACACCCAAAAGCGTTGGCTGATACAATGCACATGGCGAGAGCCTTGCATGGTGTGGAAACGTCTGCTGCACTTAAAGCAGTTGCATTGCGATATGATGTAGGCACAAAGGGCACTGAAGTTGTACGCGCCATGGGTAAGCAACGAAAAGACTTCTCTCCTGATGAGTTGTCAACGTATGGTGACTACTGTGTTAACGATGTCGGATTAACATACAAACTCTTTAACATCATGGCACGTAAATTCCCACGTAAGGAACTAAAGTTAATCGACCTTACGTTGCGCATGTTCACCGAACCAACACTAGAGTTGAATGATGAACTGCTGACTAACCATATTGAAAATGTTAAGAAGCGTAAAGCGCAGTTGATGGTTGACGCAAACATTCAAGACAAGAAAGACTTGATGTCCAACCAGAAGTTTGCTGACCTACTGACAGGTTTAGGTGTAGTGCCCCCAACAAAGATTAGTCCCACTACCGAGAAAGAAACCTACGCGTTTGCTAAAAGTGACGAAGAGTTTAAGGCATTGCTCGAACACGACAATGATAAGGTTCAAGCCTTAGTCTCTGCACGTCTGGGTACCAAAAGTACCTTAGAGGAAACACGTACTAAGAGGTTTATAGATATATCCTCGCGCGGTAATCTCCCTGTACCCGTTAGATACTACGCCGCACACACTGGTCGTTGGGGCGGTGATGACAAGATTAACCTGCAAAACCTACCGAGCAGAGGACCAAATGCCAAAGCATTAAAGAGTGCGATCATAGCACCCGAAGGTCACACAATTATAGAAGCTGACTCCGCACAGATAGAAGCGCGTGTCCTAGCATGGCTTGCGGAACAGGATGATCTTGTTAGTGCGTTCACTAACAAAGAAGATGTATATAAGAAGATGGCATCCACTATCTACGGCGTTGCAGTAGAAGACGTTACCAAGGACCAACGTTTTGTCGGTAAGACTACGATACTTGGCGCAGGATATGGTATGGGCGCATTAAAGTTTCAAGCGCAGCTAAAGTCTTTTGGGTTTGACATGGAGTTGGACGAAGCAAGACGTGTTATAAACATATACCGAGATGCTAATTGGAAGATAAGCCAACTATGGCGCAACTGTCAGAACATGCTGCGTTATATGGTACAAGGGGATAAGCTGCTAGTGGGTCGATCCGGAGTCTTGGACATAGATCCCACAGGTAAGGCTGTTATACTGCCTTCTGGGTTGTCCATGTTTTACCATGGCTTGTTTATGCAGCAAGAAGAAAAAGGTCCACAATATTACTATAAGGTACGCGCAGGGGAAAAGAAGATTTACGGCGGTAAGGTTGTAGAGAATGTTTGCCAAGGTATCGCACGGTGCATTATAGGTGACCAGATGTTACGGATTGCCAAGAGATACAAAGTAGTGTTAACTGTACACGATTCAATCGTATGCTGTGTGCCCGATGCCGAAACCGCTGACGCTAAAGCGTACGTTGAAGAATCAATGCGATGGGTGCCTGAGTGGGCGGAAGGGTTACCAATCGACTGTGAAGCAGGCACCGCCAAATCATATGGAGAATGTGAGTGAACGCAGCCCCTTGGTCGTATAGTAAACTCAAAGGTTTTGAAACGTGCCCAAAACAGTTTTACCACGTGAACGTTTTGAAGGAACACCCCTTTGTAGAAACCGAAGCAATCCGTTACGGAAGCGCCTTTCACAAAGCAGCCGAAAATTATATTGGTAAGGGAGAACCAATAGACCCAAAGTTTATTTTTGCACAGAGAATGCTCGACAGTCTCAATGACAAGCGTGGTGTTAAGTTAACAGAGCGTAAGATGGGGCTGACTGAAAACCTAGAACCGTGTGGTTTCTTTGATAAAGACGTGTGGTTTCGTGGTATAGCGGATCTTATCATAGTGGACACACTTGGCGGCGCTGCGTGGGTGATTGATTACAAGACTGGTAAGTCGTCACGGTATGCAGACAAAGGACAGTTGGAGCTTATGGCGTTAACTGTGTTTGCGCACTTCCCCGATATAAATAAAATACGTGCAGGGTTGCTGTTTGTAGTAGCAAATGATCTTGTCAAGGACAAATATACTGTTTTTGATAAAGACAAATTATGGGAGAAATGGTTATCTAAACATGGTATAATGAAAGAAGCATTTAGAAATAATGTTTGGAACCCTAAACCTAGCGGATTATGTAGACGACATTGTCCTGTTACTGAGTGTCCGCATAACGGAGCAAATTGATGCCATACAAAAATAAACCACGCCCCTATAAAAAAGAATACTCGCAACAAAAGAAACGCGGTGAGCACGAGAACCGTATGGAGCGCCAGAAAGCTAGGCGCAAAATGGATAAAACTGGTAGAGATGCCAACAAGAACGGTAAGGCCGATAAACGAGAGGGCAAGGATATTGCTCACAAAAAACCACTAAGTAAAGGTGGGAAAAACAAAGACGGTGTAAAAGTACAAAGCCGCAAAAAGAATAGAGCAGCAGGTGGCGCACTAAGTAAAGGTAAAAAACGTTAGTGCCACACTAACACGGAGTGAACATGAAGATAGTAAATGATAAGGCGTTGCTGTTAAAGTTACGCAATCCCAAACGTATCACCGAAACGATACCGAGGAGTAAAGAAGTAAGCGCAACCGAAGTTGCTGTGAGCTGGGGAGTGGACGAGGTACACACTCTAAGAAGTCTTGGTGTAAAAGCTCCCTCTCCAATTACAAAACGATACAAGTGGTCAGGGCGGTTTAAACCTATGGATCACCAACGCACTACCGCCGAGTTCCTAACGCTCAACCGCAAGTCATTCTGTTTTAACGAACAAGGCACAGGTAAGACCGCCGCAGCTATTTGGGCAGCAGACTTCTTAATGAACCAAGGCAAAGTGCGCCGTGTTCTTGTTATATGCCCACTATCCATCATGGACTCAGCTTGGCGAGCCGATCTCTTTGAAGTAGCTATGCACCGTAAAGTTGATGTTGCGCATGGGAACGCAGATAAGCGTAGAAAAATAATTAACAGCGATGCAGAGTTTATTGTAATCAACTATGATGGTGTAGAAATTGTAGAAGAGGACATACGTAACGGTGGGTTCGATCTAATTATTGTGGACGAGGCTACGCATTATAAGAACGCACAGAGTAAACGATGGAAGTGTTTAAATCGGTTGGTTACTGAAGACACTTGGCTGTGGATGATGACAGGTACACCTGCCGCACAGTCGCCGCTTGACGCATACGGACTAGCTAAACTTGCTAATCCCCAATCTGTACCACGATTTTTTGGGTCATTCCGCGACCAAGTCATGTTTAAAATATCACAGTTCAAATGGATACCGAAACCAACGGCTACCAACACAGTGTATAACGCTCTACAACCTGCCATACGGTACACCAAAGAACAGTGTCTTGACCTTCCAGAGATGACATACGTTAAACGTGCGGTTGAGTTAACGCGTCAACAGAAAAAGTATTACAAAGAATTGAAGAGCCGACTTGTAATGGAAGCAGCAGGTGAGGAGGTGACCGCACACAATGCTGCCATATCTATGAATAAACTTTTGCAGATCAGCGCAGGTGCAGTCTACACCGATAAAGGTGACACACTAGAGTTTGATATTAAACACAGGTACAACGTACTGAAAGAAGTCATTGATGAGAGTAGTCAAAAGGTTCTGGTGTTTGTACCTTTCAAGCATACGATTGACATACTAACAGAGAAACTACGTAAAGACGGAATTACCGCTGAAGTGATTCGCGGAGATGTGCCTGCTACGAAGCGTACAGAGATATTTAAACGCTTCCAAACAACCCCTAAACCCCAGATATTGGTGATACAGCCGCAATCAGCAGCACATGGTGTGACTTTAACAGCCGCGAATACTGTTGTATGGTGGGGGCCAACCTCTTCCTTGGAAACATATGCACAAGCAAATGCACGTGTTCACAGGTCAGGACAAAGACACCCATGTACGGTAATCCAACTACAAGGATCAGCCGTAGAAAAACACGTCTACGCATTACTTGATAGTAGAATAAACGTACACTCAAAAATTATAGATTTATACAAAGAAATACTTGACTAGCTCAACGGTTGTTGCTAGATGTTAATTCCCGATAAAGGAGAACAACATGAGCAATGCAAAAATCTCTATCGAAAAACTAACAGCTACGTATATAAAAATAAGGGACAAGCGTAGTAAGTTAGCGACAGAGTTTAAGACAAAAGATGATGAATTAAAGTCCCAACAAGATAGAATCAAACGCGCACTTCTTGAACATTGTAAAGAACATGACGTTGAAAGTGTTCGCACTGCGGAAGGTTTATTCTATCGTACTATCAAAAAACGTTTTTGGACGAACGACTGGGAGTCCATGCACAAGTTTATTCTAGATCAGCAAGTGCCTGAGTTTTTAGATAAACGTCTTAACCAATCCAACGTAAAGCAATTCCTTGAAGATAACCCTGACTTGTTACCACCGGGGCTGAACGTGGATTCAGAATATGCGATAGCAGTGAGGAAAAAATGACTGAAGCGAAGAGTCCATTTGTGACAATAGAAAGTCTGGCACAGTATTTTCACGTGTCAGTATCTACGATCCGTGCATGGGTACGGCAGGGGCATATCCCCGAAACTACTTACATTAAACTTGGCAACACTTATAGGTTTAACCGCGATCAGGTAGCTGACGCACTTACTTTAATGCAAAAAGAAGCAGAGTTAGGGGGTGATACAGTTACGATAACAGCCACGGGTGTAGTAGGCACTGTAGCTACAACTAACAATGGTGATGAGCAGTTAGAATTAAATTTCGATGCTGACGAAGATGTATAATGCACCGCATAAGTTTACGTGGTGGACAATTTCGTAAACTGGTTAAAGGTGAACAAGTTAGTGCGTGTGCCGATAAGTCACTTAACTTAGTGATTTTAGACGCTGCGAAAGTATCACGCGCTTACTATGCAGGGGAGTATGACCCTGATAGTCCGACTGGCCCAACATGTTGGTCAGCAGATACTAGTACACCTGCACCAGAGGTGAGGCAAGAAGATCGCCAATCCAATCGTTGTATGGACTGTACCCA